TCAAACATTGCAAATATGGGCAATTGAACGTGTAAGGTTGTCGTAATAGTCAAAGTTTGTCAGGTCAACTTGTTGTTGCTGACCATTCAAAGCCTTGCCTGAAATGTTGCCTTGACCAAGCTGTGCGGGGTCAAAGATGCCCATGATGGCTTTAATATCATCATTCACTCCCGCTGCTGCCGCCATAACGCCTGTTGGGGGCGGCTCTGGTTGCATACGAATTGGGGGCGGTGCGGGGCGACCATCAATGTCTGTCTGTTTGTAGCGCAGAACAGGGAATGACTTGATGTTGGCATTTGCCCAATCGCTCTCATGTCCCTCGTCTTGGCCTTCAGCAAGAATCCACTTGGCTTTAGGCGCTAGTGCAACGCTTTCGGTGATGGAAGTCTGCCAAAAGTTGTACATACGCTGTGGGTCTTTGGCATAACGAATCATGCCAAACTTCTTGCGCTTGTCACCAATGACAATGTGTCTGCCGTAAACGGGGACGATTGGAATGTATTTGCCCGCCCAATCACGTTCCTCAAGAATCTCAACCGCTGTCATCTTGCAGTATTTGATTGTTTTCTTGAATGAATCACGTTGGTCAATGACCTCAATGCCGTAAGCGGCAAGGCGGTTAAAGAAGTCTTTGTCATCAGCAAATGTCGCTGTGCCATCGCTCAAAAGGTACAGTTTTGCCTTTTCTCTAACTGTGTAGTAATACTCAGCAAGGCGAATGTCCTCTTTGGTGATCCACTCAGACTGTGAATCGCCCGTTCCACGTTGGGTAAAACTTGTGCCACCGTCATCAGCGTCTGGGTACAGCTTGCGGAATTCGCTCTTAAGCATCATTGTTGTAATCAAACAACGGTCAGCGTCAGAGCCATCAGGCGCTACTGAATTGGGGTCAAAGTAAACGGTGAATGGGTTGTCAATTGGGTCAATGTAGATTTCCTGATCAAACGAATCCTCAGACACATAGTCTGTGCGGACACGCATATAACCCCAACCCATGCGAACAGCATATTCAAATGCGTTGTCATAGGCGTGATCAGCGTTGGAATTGACCTCAATGTGGCGAATAATGCCCTGAATGGTCTGTGCGTCCACCATGTCATCATGGGTGTTTGTCGCATGAACTTTGATTCGGGGGCGTTGTTGACGCTGTTGGTTGGACACTTGGCGGCAATAGTTGTCCACCTTGTTAACCGTGATCACAGGGCGTGATTCAAGATTGCGTGAGTTTTGCAGTTCAACAGGCCATTGATCACCACCGCCAAACTTCAAATCCTCAAGGGCTTCCTGACGGTTCATTGTGTCTGCGTCATTGGCAAACTTTAAGAAGTCAATTGCTTCTTGGATTCGTGAGTCGTAATCATCAGCCATGATGTTGCCCTAAGTGATTTGGAGTCATTTTAACTCATCCATGAATGTTGACCACCATAATTTGTGTTCAGTCTTGGCCTTCTAGCCTGTCTTGGCTCGTTGACCATAAGCCCAATGTACCTAAAAGCATCAGCGCCATGCGAATATTGGTCATGCAATGGCGTTTTGCTGAATTGCTTAGTGTCTGGGTCAACATCGTAACGGTAATGGCGTAGGCATTGCAAGCCCTCATGACAGTTCTCACGATCAAACCAACAGTTAACAAAGATTGTCCTAGCCGCATTGATGCTGTCCAAAATGGGCGTTTTGGGAATGATCTTGGTCTTGTAGCCCGCAGCCCTCACAATTTCCTCAATGCTTCTGCCGTTACCCGCTAATGTCCTGTTCTCAGCATCGTGCGGTAGCCATAGCGTGTCGTACATATAGCCAAACGTCTGCATCTTGGCTAGATAGTCGCTCATGGTCTGTTGATTGCCCTCAATGTAGCGAATAAGGCGTGTTTCCATGCCTATGAACTGCAAGAACCAGATTGCTGTGGCATCACTCCAACCAAGGTCAAAAATGGCGTGTACGGGCTTTGTGGGGTCATAGTTGACCTTTGTAATTCGCCCATCCAACTCAGCCATTTGCATTTCTTTGGCAAAGATAGCGCCATCAACGGTCTGTCGGCATAAGCCTTCCCAAACCACGTTGTAAGCCTGTGGGTCACGAAACTTCAACGCATCTTTCTCTAGCTTCAGCGTTTCAGGAAACCAAGGATTGTCAGACCAGTTGACTTTGGTGACAACGCAATCATCAGGGGGATTAAGCACAAACCGTTGATAGGTTTCGTCTGTTTCCAACTCAGGGTTGAAGCTAATCCAAATCTCTGACTTTTCTTTACGAATGGTTGGAATCAGCACGTTCCATGACATTCGGCTTGTGGTTTGCGCTTCCTCAACCCAACAAATGTCAACGCCTTCATAAGACTTGACGTTAGCCACATTGTTCTTTAGACCCACAAAACTGAACTCAGAGCCGTTCTTGCCCTTGATGTTGGTTTGGGTGATCTCATAGAACGATGTGAGGCCAAGCGCCTCAATCTGGTCACACAACAGCTTGTGAACCGAATCTTTGATAGATGTTTGAAACTCACGGGCGCAAAGAATGCGTAATTGATTCTGCGCTGCCTTGATCAGCAATGCCCTAGCAATGCCCCAAGACTTAGCGCCACCCCGTCCACCGTACAGGACTTTGTAACGTGATGGCTTGAACAGGCACTCTAGCTTGAGTGGAAACTCAGCCTTGGCAATTGCTTGCTGAACTTCAGACATAGGTGTTGGAACTCAATTTGGTCTTTGTGTACATAAACGCACGTTTTTTAAACATATTGCTATGTATGTGTACAGGAAAGCCAGAAAAATGTACACATCAACATCCTTGAACGCTGGCTTAACATTCCAACACGGCTGAGGACTGACCTGATAAGTTGGCTCACTTGTACGGTTATCAGCCCGTCAAGGTTTGCCCAATCCTCATGCGTCTTGATTGTCATTAGGTTTTACAAAGCTGACCTGAATACCTGAAAGCAATGGTGCGCCATCAGCACCCGTGATCTCAGTCTTTGTGCTTTCACGATACTTCTTTGGAAATCGTGCCGCCATAGACCGTGACCACAATGTTGCGTTCAGTCTGTCGCTTTCTTTGTTCTCAACCATGTAAGCAGCGGCTTGTTCTTCCCACCATGCTTGCTCATAAGTCTTGGAATCTTCCAAGGCGTGCAGAAATTCGGGATGTTTATCACGCCAATCGTACAAAACTCGTAAAGATACGTTAAGGTTTGCCGCTATTTGCTCAATAGATTTGCCGATTCTGCCCAATGCAATCACTTCCTCACAATACTTTGGATCGTAGAGGGATGGGCGACCAACGGGGCGTTTTTCGGTTATTTCAGTCATTTATAACTTTAGCGTTTCGTTCTTGGATTGTCATGTGATTAGGGTCAAACACGACAAAGTTCTTTGTGTTTTTGGCTACACCGTTTGACAGTTGGTCAGCGTATTTGATGCCTCGGATTCCCGCTTTTTGCATCACTTGGCGACCCGCTTCGTCTTTACCAGCTTTCCACACCAAATCACCGCCTAGATCATTCATGTCAACTCCCAATGATTTGGCAAGTTTTCTGACAATCATTGGTTGTTCTTTAATTGGGGCATCCCAATCAACCATTCTACGAATATGAGTGTCTGGCAAATCAACTTTGTAAAGATTGCCTTCAGTTTGCTGTTGGTAAAGGCTTTTAGCAGTATCAAAAGCTTTCTGAGCCGTTGCCAAGTCTTTTCCGACAAATCCCATATCTTTAAAATTTTCAGCAATTTCTTCAGGCGTTTTTTGAGCCAAGAAATCTTCGTAAACTTGCATTGATGTGTAGTCACGAGCTTTTTCGGCTTGGTTGTACCTTTTCATCAAAGAATCTTCAAATTTAATATCTCTAGGTGTAAACCTTTTAGCTACATTTTGATCTTGGGCTGTATATAACCCTTTGCCGTACATTTGTGCGCCTTCGCCTGTGCCTAGTTTGCTAAGATCAAAGCGTTCAAACACATGAGGAGAACCATGCCACACGGTCATTCCCATTGGGTTGTATGTTGCCGCCATCTGTTTGGCTAACGCCTGAGTCTTTGGCCCGTAGCCAATGCCTTCTTCCTGAGTCGCTTGGTAAAGTTGATCACGGGCTGCGTTTGCCCTGTCCATCCCATAGCCCGCCATCTGTTGTAGGCTTGCAACGGGGTTTTTAACAAGATCAGCGCCCCTACGTTTAGTAGAGTCAATGAGGCTATAAATGTCGGCTAGTGTTGGCATAGTGCCACTAATTTAATCGTTTTCTGTCGGTTTTTCAATAGAAAGCTGTTTTAGCCATGCCTCATTCTCGGCAATAGCGCCTGAAATGGCATGGAAGTTAGCCAACATTTGCTCTTTTTGCTTCTCTAGTTCAGCAATACGGGCTTGCAGTTGTTCTTTCATTCTTCCTCCATTACAAAACAAACATCTTGCCAACTCATCTTGAGTAAGCGTTCCTCATTGTGCTTGATTTCCTCAAACTTGAGGTATTCGTCTTTGTAGTCTTTGGCAAATGTACCAAATGTGATGCGGTCACCAACATTTAAGCCTTCAGCCTCTGCCTCTGGGCCTACTGCAACCACTACGCCACGACTATCAGCTTCTGCCGATTGGATGATCAATGTGTCGCTTAACGTGCGTTTTTCGGGACGCACAAGAATCTTGTCTTTAAGTGGT